ATCATCTGCATCATCTACGTATAAAATTGAAACACTTGATAGTGTACCATTGTTAAAAGCTATTTTACCTGCACCCGGATCAGCATCAGAAGTTGAATTACTAAACGTCATTGCAAGTTGTGAATTAGTACCTGCTGCTCCAGTAGCACCAGTAGAACCTGTTGATCCTGTAGAACCTGTTGAACCTGTATCTCCTTTATTACCTGATCTTGAAAAATGTACTGATAGTTCGTCAGCAGCTGAAAAAGTATTATTACTTGCTACATGAGTAACTGCTAGTTTGACATAACCCGAAGCATCTGTAGAAGCACCTGTAATATTAAACCTAGCATAAGTTGATCTATCATTAATGTCATAGATCATTAAGTTACCTCTAATCGTAGATGTGCTATCATCCCACGTTAAAATATCTGCTGAAACTGTAACACCATTAGAATCAGCATCATCTATAAATATAACAGTAGCCGATGCGTATGTTCCATTATTAAATGCTATCTCTCCAGCACCCGGGTCTGCATCAGATGTACCTGTATCAAACTTATAGAAATATCCGGGTATTGCACCATCTTCTCCACTTGCTACAAATGAAATAAAAAATGTATCATCGTTAGTAAAAGTACCTGCACTATCAATGTAAACTAATGAAACTTTACTATAACCAGTAGCATTTGTTATCCCACCAGTTACTTTAAATACCATCCAAGTATCTAATGAATTAGCTTTTGAAATTCTTATTCTTCCTCTGTTAGTATCATTACCTGCAACATCATCCCAAGATTTAATCCATGCTTCTACGTTTGTTCCATTAAATTCTAAATCATCAATGTACATGATTGTAGCACTAGCAATCGTTGTGTTATTTAATCTAAATTTTCCTGCTCCCGGATCAGAATCTGTTGTTGTTGTTGAATATTGAAATAAAGCTGAATCTCCACCAGCTGGTAAAAAGTCAGCTACTGTTGTTAAATTACCATCGCTATCAAACCCTAAAGTTTTACTAGCTCTTGTTGTTGCACTATCTGTAAATTCTGAAGATGCGATAGTGTTTGTTCTTGAAACTTTAAATGATCTGTCCAACTCTTCTTGCATTTGCTGAGTTGTCATAGTAGCACGATCCAAACCCTCTTCGTGTGTCTCCGCAGGGAATGGATCATTAGCGATATAATCTATCGCTTGGGTTTGCGGGACATTCCTAATTAAAACAACTGTCTCTGTAGCGGTTGGTATATCACTAGATTCAAATACTACATTACCCCCAGTAGCACTTCCTACACCTGTTATTGTGTAGTCAGTTGTTAATGTTTTAGTTGTCTCTGTTCCTGTGGCTGATCTAATAATAACTTGTAGATCAGACGATGCAAATATTTTAAATCCATAAACAAAAGTATCATTACTTCCGTCTCCTGAATAACTATTTTTTACTGTTGTGCTTGATACTGTCATAGTTAAAAACCTTTAAACTGTGTTGATGGTTTTGTAAATAAAAATTCTTGATTATACTCTCTTTTCATTCTTTGTTCCACTCTACTTAAACCACCCGGATTTACTGTCTCCATGATTTGATAACCTATTGTATAGTCGAAAGCCTGTTTAATGTAAAACAAATTTAAAAAAGGTATATTAGACATTACGGCTCTGTAAGCTGCTTTACCTGCTTTACCACCTTCTAACTTTGCACCATAAATAAGTGCTAGTAAAACATCTGTTGCTGTTAATGGAACTGGTCCTACAAGTCCAGAAAGAATTGATCCAGCATCTCTTTGTTCTTTAAATAAAACATCTCCGTAAATACCTAAACCACCACCTTGTAAAAAAGCTGCTAATACTGTTGATAATTTTTTTGGGTCTCTTCTTCCTTTTCCTCTTAAAAAATCTTTTGCTGTCATAGATGCATAACCCAAAAATCCAGACATAATTATTAAAGCACTTAAACCTCTAATCCCTCTACCTATATCTCCTTTGTTACGACCTTTAAAATAATCCATATCTCTACCTACAACTTTTTGTACAATAGATATTGGAAATGCTTTAAATTGACCCACAAATCTTATTGCTTCTCCCCATGTTGTTCCAGCTAAAGCTCCTTGTGTCATTGTTCCTTTGACTNTAGCATCAGGTTCTATTACTGCATAAATTGATCTATCTAATAATATACCAGATACAGAATTTTTAAATTTTTCTTTTTCAATTCTTAATTGTCTTTCAGTTAAATTATCTACACCTCTTATTTTTTTAATATCAGCATCAGACATTTGATCTAATAAAGCAATGTTAATAAATTCTTTACCATCATCTGCTTGTTCCATGGCAGTTTTTCTAATTACATCCCATTTAGTTGCATCAATATCATATAGTTTAAACAAATTTTGTAATTTGTAATTTAATTTACCAAATTCTAAATTTTTTTGTTTTGCAAAATAATTAGCTAAACCTAACATTGACCCTTCTTTTAAAGTGTTAGTCCACCAAGAAAGTAAATTGTATTTAAAAAAAGTTCTTTGTGTTCTAGTCCAACCTTTACTTAAGTTATCTCCTACTTGATTTCTAGCAGACATATCATAAATAGTACTATCCGCTACAAATCCTAATGCTTCAGCTATTTCTTTTTTTCTTTTTGTATTTTTAATTCTTCCTAAACTTGCTAGAGCTTCACCCATACCACCTAAATATGATCTACCTTGGTAATTTAATTCTGAACCATAAATACCTACATCTGCCATTGCAGAAATTGTTGCACCACCTAGTTTTGCCATTGATGCTATAGACCTTGCTATTGCAGAGTATTTTGCTACACCAAAATTTTCTACAGTATATATTGAACCATCCACTACTTTCATCCATTTAGCAAATGGTCTATATGATTTAGTGCTACCAGATTCTTTACCTGCATCTGTTTGTCTTTTATGTACTGTTTCTAATATTCTTTTAAAATTTTTCTCTGGTGTAGTGCCTAATGTATCTAATATTCCAATATTTCTTCCAGCTGTTTGTAGTCCAGAAAAATACGATTCTTTTAAATTACCTGCACCAAATTTTTGATTATAGTCGAACCAATCATTTGCAGTTTTAAAGTGTAATATTCTTTTAGGAGCTGAACCTTTGGCTACATCTTTTGATCTTGAACCATAAGCACTAGCTACACCATCTGCTATTTGATATTTGTTACCTACCAAGGTGCTATAAATTTGTTGTAAAAATTCATCCGCATTATCTGTATTTGCAAATGTTCTGTCTGCATCTAATTTTTGACTTACATAATCTTTCCATGCTTTATAATTTTTAGCATAATTAATGTCTTGTTTTGTTTTTAAAGTAGTATCAATTTCAATTTCATTTAATTTTAAACCTAAAACTTTTGCAGCATCTCTAACAGTATAAGGATCATGTGATTGCTTAACAATATAACCCCAGATTCTAGGAATATTTGCACCTCTATCATTTAACTTTTGTCTTACCATTTCAGAGTACTCTTCCATAATTTCAGCAATCTTAATAATAGTAGGATTTTTTTCTGTAATAGGTGGCTTAAGTCCTGCTTGTTCTTCTATTGCTGTTTTTTGTGCAGAGAGTTCTGCAATAGTATTAGTAACTCTTCTTTGAGTTTCTATTTCATCTATACCTTCTAATCCTTTGTCAAAAAATTCATCAACTTTTGCTAATCTTAATTTAGTATTGAATCCAGCAATGAGTTGATTAACAGTAGCATTTTGTTGCACAGATACTGAAGCTCTTGAAGCTGCAACTCTTTCATTAGAACCTACCATAATAGAAATTAAACCTTCTTGTGGATTATCAGGAAATTCTTTTAAAACAAACTCTGTATATTTTCTTACTTTAATTTCATTTTCTAAAGCATTTCTTTTATTTATTTTTTTTTGTAATTTAATTTGTTCTGAAACTTCTTTAGATACTTTATCAACATTAATCTCATCAAGACTAGAAAGTTTTTTTTCTGCAATAGCTTCTTTAATTAATCCTACAATTTCTTCTTTTTTAGTTCCAGCAATAGAAGATTTCTTTAATAAATTTTCTACTCGTATTAAACATTTATCTGCCATAACTACCTTCCGTTTCTACAGTTAATAAAATCAGTAACGACTTCATCTAATTCTTTAGATTTTGTATTAAGTTCATCTAGTTCTTCTGTAGCTTTTTTTACTTCTACATCTTCTGCAAATTTAATCTTTAATGGTTCTTGAGTTACTTTAAGTGTATCTAGTTGTGAAGATAATAAATCTATTTCTGAATCTTTTTGTATCGGTGTTTTATTTTCAACAGTTTTTTCTACAGTATTTAATTCTACTTCATCAAATGAAGGTTTAGGTCTAGCTGTAATTTCTGGTGTAGGTGAACTGTCTTTAGCAGTTCTTAAAATAGGATCAGAATTAACAATAGCAGATGTGTCTACCGGTCTGTCTGAATATAAATCTCCAAGAGATTTTTTTAACAATAGTTGTCTTGTTCTTGGGTCTGTTTTTTCTAACTTTAACATTAAGTCTCCATTTTCTGGAAAATACTCTTTATATAAATTTAATTCTGGTTCGACTTCATCTGATCTAATGTTTAAATCTTTTCTACCTTGTTTAACTTTTTCTCTAAATTTATTAAATTTTCTTGCAGTATTTATATCTCTAATTTTACCAACACCTACATGAAGTCCACCACCTAAAATAGAACCAAAAGTAATATTCATAAAACTATCTCTTAAATCATAATCAGCTTGAACTCTTTGTGCTGTAGAATAAACAATAGGTTCTACTAATGCTGCACCAAAAGCACCTTCTGTTACACCTCTTGCTAATCTTGCTGTTCTCAAACTACTTCTAGCAACAAGTCTGGCAAAATTACCTTGTCCAACAATAGGAATAAAAGATGCACCTATATTAACAAAGTCTGCCATACTTACCGCTAAACCTGTTCCAAATTTTGCAGCACCTACATAAAAACCTTTACTAAAAGGATTCCATGATCCTTCTGGTCCTCTAGAAATTATTGATTGTCTTGCTCTTTCTTCTTTTTTTTCATCAACCATAATATCAACAACTGATTGGTATTCATCTTCTTCAAAATACAAACCTAAATCAGAATATTCTTTGTTTAATTGTTTTCTATCAACACGATCTATATTGTTTATTGAAGATTCTCTTTGAGCAGATAAAATACTACGATAAGTTCCTATAGATGACATAGGATTAAAGTTCCAGTTTTCTCCAGCAACTGCACCTAATGTTTGTCCTAAAGTTGTATTATATCTATCATACCCATTTTGTTGAGCTGTAGTATCTGTTTCTAATGCAAAACCTAGTGCTGCCATATTATTATATCGTGCCTTCTTTTCTTAAAAGATTAGCAACTGTTTCCATATTTTTTCTAATTCCTCTTCTTTTTCTTTTTGCTGCATCTTTATATTCTTGATTGTTTAAAAATTCTTTAGCAGCTTCATCATATTTACCTTCGTTTATTAATTTTATTGTTTTTGGAGATTGTCCAACTGAACCTCTGTAGTATTCTCCAAATAATGCAATTTGTAAATTTTCTGAAAGATTACTAAAGGTAGGTATTTTGTTTTGAATTTCTGTTAATCTAATATTAATATCTTCTTGTAAATTTTCTTGTGCTTTTTCTAAAGTAATTTTATCACCTGCTTTAATATTTTTATTATTTCTACCATATCCTATAGTTAAAAATTCTTCATCTGCAAATGCTTGTGTAGCTTCTAAAAATGGTTTGCCTTCTTGAGAAATAATTTTATTTACAAATTTATTTATTGGAGCTAAAGTTACACTTTGAACTGGTAACACGTCATTGCCAGAAACATATTGTAATCTATCCTCTATAGCTAAAGAAGCAGAACTATCATCTTCTTCTACTGGTTCTTTAAGCTGCATATCCATTTGAATATCAGTTCCCGGAAGTGTGTAATCTCCAAAAGAGTCAATTCTAAATTGTAAAAATTCTTCGTTTGCGTTTTGTACAGGAGCAAAACCACCATCTGCTAAAATAATTCCATAAATTAAACTATCTCCATCAGCAGTATTTCTCCACTCACCTTCTTTTAAATTAATATTAAATTGTTCTACAATATCTTCATTAATAGTTGCTTCTTTTGTTGAACCAAAAGGTACTGCGTTCCATTCTTTTAAGTAGTGATCTTTAATTACAGTAGCTTTATCAATAACTGCATCAACTTGATTTTGATTTAATTTTTTTCCACCTAATATTGTTGGAACATAATATGATCCTTCAACTTGAAAACTATCTGCAATTAAAGCTATAGCTTTTTTTCTAGCTACTCTTTCAGAACTACCATTAACAAACATATCATTTAAAGTGTAGTAACTTAAAGTTTCAACAATGTTATCCATTTTTTCTGCTGCTACAGAACTATTTTCTCCACCATTAAGAGCAATAATATTTTCAAAATTTTTAATATTTTTATTACCTCTAATATCATTTCTTAAGGTATTAAAATTAAAAGAAGTATCATTGTCTTTGCCAAATGTTTTTAATCTTTTTTTTTCTTCATCATCATCAAAACTTAAAAATATTTTAGTAATATTTGGATTGTTAAAATAAGAAGATAGTTCAGCAGTAGTAGGTAAACCAGCTGTTAATAGCTGTCTCATAGCTGCCGAATTGTTGTCTCCAAATTGAGCATCTAATGTTTGTAACATTGCAACTCTCATATTTTGATCTGAATTTTGATATGTATTAACCCAATTTTCTGCTTGGTCTACTGGCATAACTTTTACATTATAAGATGGTACACCTAATCTTATTTGCTCTTCAATTAGTCTATTAGCTAAATCGTTTTGCATTTGATTAACTAACTCTGGATTAGTTTCGTTAGCTATTTCTTGTGCAAAATTTTTAATTGTATCATTAGTTTTTAATATAAAAGAAGGAGCATCTTCTATTAAAGCATCTTCTCTTGTTTTTACAATATCACTATAATATTTTTTTTTATTTTGACCTGTAATAAAATCTATTGTTCCGGCTTTAACTTGTGCATCAATCTCATTTTCAATATTTTGGAAAGATAGTGTAACATCTTTATTGGGAACAGAATTTAAAGTTTCAGTATTTAAAATTGTTTTATCTATAACTTTTAATTGATTGTTCATTTGAACTATAACACTTTGTGGTAATATTTTTTTAGCAAATGCTAAATCAAAAGGTACTGGTTCTTTACCTAAAGCTGCTGCTGCAACATAATTTTTCCATTCTTCTTGAACTTCTGGTAACAGAACACCTTTGGCATTTTTAATTAATTTTTGTCTTTGATCTATAGGAATATTGGAATATAATTTACTGTTTGGATTACTTAATTCAGTAAAAGCTAATCTAGGATTATCACCTATATCTTTATTAGCTTGGAAAGATTCAATAGTTCCGGGAATAGAATTAATAATTTTATTTAAATCTGGAGTTGGCATCTTACCAGTAAAAGCATCTGTATATAATTTTGTTAAATCAGTTTGTAATACACCATAATCAAATTCATTGTTGTCTCCTAATATAGCTTGAGATAATAAATGATTTTCTTTTTGATCTACTTGATTATTTAATTGTGTAAAAACATTTTTATCTATTTGTTTTTCAACTCTAAATATTCCTTTTTGTACTTCGCCTAGAGCATTGTTTTGGAATAAGGTTTGACTAGCATTATTGGTTGCTTGATTTTTATATTTGTTAATCAAAGAATTAGATTGTTCTTTGTAATAAGCATTAGCAGCTTCTTTGTTTACTCCTAATACACTATCGTTAGCAATGGTTTCATTAACTGTTTGCATATCTCTAATAAAATCATTTTCTAATGTAAGTGCTTCAGTTCTATTCTGTGTATCGTTGGCTTGTACAGCTTTCTTTACAACAAAATCTGTTACAGGAGATAAAGCACCGGCAACAGTTTGTGATAAAGGAATTTGTAAATTAGACTTAACACTTCCAACTTGTGCTGTGGGTCTTGCTTCAGATGTGAATGTAGGAATTTTAGGCATTATACTCCACCTCTTAATCTGCCATCAGCACCAATAGTAGTGCTAGTTTCATAAGGTGTTGAATTACCAAAACTACTCATACTTAGTAAACTTGTTCCAGCTTTAGCAACAGTAGATATGTTTNNTANNCGTGCTTGTTGTCTTGCCATTTCTCCTTGGATTCTTGAAAATCTTGCTTCTTCCATTTTATTAGCCGCACCAACATCTGCATTATATCTTGTAATTTTTTTATTCATTTCTGCTTCTAAAGCATTAGCTTCTGTAACTCTTGCTCCAGAACCGCTAGTTATATCAACACCAGATTTTGCTAAAGCAACTTCTACTGTTCCTACTGATTGTCTAAACCTTTGGTCAAATCTTGCAATGTCAAAGTCAGCTTGTTTCTCAATTTGTCCTGCTTCTTGTTCTGCAATAGTTGCGTTTCTATTTGCTACTTTTTGATTGTATTTACCAATAGCACTTTGCTGTTTTACTTGAACAGCTGCCATTCCAACTGTAAATGCTGTTGCTGCTGCTACTTGTCCCATTAAAATATCCTCGCATACATATATTGGTCTGATCCGTCAAATCCCCATTTTCTCATTAAACCTTCTCTTTCTAAACCTAACCACTCGGCAAATCTAATACCTTGTTTAAAATCTTTTCTAATACCTGTTTGTACTCTTTGTATATTATGTTCTTTTGCAACTCTAGCAAAATCTTTTTTAATAGCTTTTGCTGTGGCTAAAGGATGTTTCCACATTTCATTTGTAGCAATAACCCAACCTTCCGCAACTTGACCCCACACCATTTTCATACCTGCTGAAAATATAGGTGTGTTATTTATTAATCCTGTAAATGCTAGATTGTCTTGTTCTAAATTTTTTGCATCNCCTTGTAGTGTTACAAATTCAGCATCACTTTCTAAAATTTTATAATTAGCTTGGCAGGAAAAAATAAATCTGCCATGTTCAAAAGTATAGGGAACTATGTTTAATTTATTAATCATTTGTTTGTAANTCCGGGTATAAAGATAAAACAGTTAAAGGTAAAGGTTGCGTTTGTCTAACAAANATAAANCCATCNGTATCNTAGTTACCTCTAAANTCTACAGTTTTATCACCATTGAATGTGGGTAAACCTTGATCCATAACATCAGATGATTTTCTAAATGGCACTCTTTCCATGTCTGCTAGATTACCACCAACTTCAACTCCAATAGATTCAAATAGTCTTAAAGTAATTTCGTATATTCTTTTTGTTTTAGCTTGTGATGTTCCGTTTTGTGAACCAGCATCAAGTCTCATTGTTTGTAATATTGATTGATAACCTAATCCTACTTTTACATCTGTAGATGCTTTGTCTAAAGTAATAGAACCATCTGTAACAATTTTAGTAGGATGTGTTGAACCGTTAGATAAAATATTTACTGTTTGACCTTCTAAATAATCTAATCCAGAAATAGTAGTTGCGGCTGCACCGCTATAAGAAGCTGCACTATCTAAAAAATTAAATGTTGTATTATCTGTTGCTGTAAAGTTAAAAGTGTTTAAAAATTCTACATATCGTCTTGTAATATTATTAATTGTTCTTTTAATAATAACCCAAGTTTGGTATTCGTCATTATCTGTAGGAATAACTGCAACACTTTCACATTCAGCTTTAGTTTGACTAACAGTTGTTAATCTTGTTGTGTCAAAACTTTTCATACTTAAATAACTTAATCCTGTTGGTGTAGTTTCTACCAATGTAATAACATTAGAACTAACTGTAGCTGTAACTCCAGTTAAAGATGCAGTGTTAGCAGTATTAATAGCATTTTTTAAATTAGTTGCTGTTGTGTCGTTATTTGTTTCTGTTTTAAATTGTTGAGCAGAAGCTGTACCCGTTGTAGATGTAAAAGTAATTTGTGTGCCATCTGATTTTGTAATTACAATTCTTGTACCTGTAATAATGTTTGCATAATCTGTAACTGTAATTGTAGGTATACCAAAAATACCACCAAAAATATGTCTATGCCAAGCTGTTACTTCTTGTTCTCTTTGATATGTTAAACCTATAAGTTCACCATCTCCACGAACTCCCCATATAATTTGATTAGGTTCTTGTTGGTAAGCTAATTGTGTTAGTCCACCTTCAGTAATATGTTCTGAAAGAATAGTCATGTCTGGTGCTAAATATCCATCTACATCAAAGTTGTAAGCTAACTCTCTTACTTTTCTTTTAGCACGTTGTAAAAATAAAGTTACGTTACCTACTGAAACAGCATCTAAATTAGATGAGCCATGGTTAGATTGTTTTTTAATTAATATGTTAGTAGGTGTAATAGCACTATCTGTTCCACCCCCTGATACTGTAAATTCACCACCTGCTGTACCAATAACCAAAGTTCTAGTTGCTGTCATAAATCTAATTGCATTAACTTGATTAGATGCAATGGTATAAATAATAGCATCACTATCTGCAACAGTACCACCAATGTTTGCATCCATGTTTTCATAGTCTCCAGATTTAGAAAAGAATACAGTTTGTGGTTGGTTAGTTGTTCCTGCAAATACTAATCTTTGTTCAAAGAAAGTAACACAAGATGGAAAACCTGTCGTGTCTGAAAAAGAACCAAGTTGCCAAGCGGTAATAGCATTTGTGTTTGTAAAAGCTGTAGTAATTGTTGCTACTGCAACTGTTGCACTTGTTCTTGCTGTAATAACAGCATAACCACTATTAAAATAAATTTGTCTACCTACATCAGTTGATAACCAACCTACGCCACCATTGATTCCTGTAATTGCAGATGCTGTAATATCAACACCTGTTCCCACTCCAGCAGAAGCTGGTGTTAAAGTTGTTGTTGTAATATTTACATCTTGGAATGGTCCTTTAGTAAATTCTACATCTGCTAATGTCCAACTAATATCACCTGTTCTTGATAATTTAGCTGGTGGATGTGCAGGATGACATAAATACATTACATCAGCTGATTGCACAAATTTAATATCAAACAATTCATCTGTTGTATAAGTTGTTGTAATTTCAAAAACTTTGTTTACAATGCCGCCAGATGTATAAGTTGTAAAATTTGTACTGTTAATATTAGTTCCATCTTTATTTGTAAGTTCAAATGTATTTGTTGTTTTGTTTGCAACTAAAAATCTTTTTTCATTTACTTCTGTCATACCTACAACATTTGTAATTTTAACTTCATCGCCATTGCTATAACCATGACCAGTTGCTGTTACCACAGCTGGGTTAGCTTTTGTAATTGCTGTTATTGTTTTGTTAGCTTCAAATACTGTACTGCTATCTTTGTAAACTCTTATTTTAAGATTAGAAAACTCAAGCATATAAGTTTGAGTTGTAGAAAATTCAAAAGGCATTAACCTTGTTTTGTTTGCACTATTAGCAACTTCAGCTGCAAAGTTTGTACCAGACCTTCTTGCTGCCGCACCATGCGGGTAGATAATAAAATTTTCTAATCTTGTACAACCAGAAGAATATTTAGTTAAATCATTACGACCATCTAATCGTGGTGAAAGTTCACCACCTGTAAAGTTAGTAAGCTGTACTGCAACTCGTGCCATTGATTAAAACCTTGCGTTAATAAAAGTACTAGCATCTATAGCATCTGTCATTCCAAGATCAGGTGCATTGTTTTGACCTTCAGTTGCATCTACAAATCTAGCATCTCTTAATTTATCTTGAAACAATGTATTCATCTTTTCTGATACTGGATTAGATGATGTAATACCATAAGCAATATCAGCAGCTAAACCAGCTGATAAAGTTTCTCTTAATAACTCATCGTATTGATTAGGGTCTTCAACTCTTGAAATATATAAAATTTTCATTGTAGAGGTATTGCTTAAGATTTTTCTTCCTTCTACTTTATAGTTTGAATCATAGTCAATGATATAAAGTAATCTTAAACAATCCGCAGGTAATGTAAATTGAGCAGTAAAACCCCAAGCTGGAGCTGTTGCGTCTTTTGCTAATGATGTTCTTTTTTGTAAACAATTCCAAGGATGTGATCTAAAGATTCCATCTCTTACTTGGGTGTATCTTGCATTACAAAGTCTAGCATTTTTAGAATCTTCTGTTAATGAAAGTATAGTGGTAGCACCTAGTTGGTTTAATGCTCCATTACAAATGTCTACTACTGATGCCATTGATTATGATTTTTTCTTTTT